GTCCTATCTATAGTCAGGCATTAACAAGGACTGCTGACAGGGCAGGAATGGTGTTTATGACCTTTACTCCAGAAAATGGCATGACTGAAACAGTTGCACAGTTTGTAAACAACTTAAAACCAGGACAAGCACTACAACAAGCTGGGTGGGATGATGCACCTCACATGACAAAAGAAGTAAGAGAGCAGATATTAGCTGCATTACCACCACACGAAAGAAAAATGAGAGAACAAGGTATACCACAACTAGGTTCTGGTCTTGTATTTCCTGTAGCAGAAGATGAAATAGTATGCGACCCAATAGATATTCCTACACATTGGCCAAGACTTTGTGGATTAGACTTTGGTTGGAATCACCCAACAGCTGCTGTGTGGATAGCTTGGGATAGAGATGCAGATATAGCATATGTTTACGATACTTATGCACTACGACAAGAATCTGTACCTATTCATGCAAGTGCAATCAAAGCAAGAGGCAACTGGATTCCTGTTATATGGCCAATGGACGGCAGACAAGCTGACAAAGGTTCTGGTAAATCACTTACTGAGCAGTATAGAACAGAAGGTGTGAACATGACAAAGGAACATTTTAGTAATCCACCAGCACAAGGACAGAAAGAAGGTTCAGGTGGTGTGTCAGTCGAAGCTGGTATTATGGAAATGTATACTAGA